TGCCACTCATTTTAAGCATAATGCCTGCATCTTTGAGTACCTTTTCAACTCCAAAGCTCTTGCCAACACCCGGAGGGCCAGTAACAACCATGCCGCGAACCACCCCGTCACATGACGCATATGTCATGTCTTCGAGGATCTGAAAACGCTCCCGCAATCGTTCGATGACTTGCTCATCTGTTTCAGGTTGGGCGGCTTGGCCTGAAACAACATTCTCTCCTTCTTCCAAGTAGTCAAATTCACTTTCATCAACTACCTTAATCCGAATGGATCGATCCGGGAAGCCAGGTACTGCACTACCATCTACAGTAATAAAGTTACCTGTTTTGCCTTGTTTGTATTCTTTTACCAAAGGAAATACAACATCCTTAACATTCAAATTACGATATGTACCGTTTGCGATACGAACTTCAGTTGCTGTCTGCATAGTTTCTCACTCCTATTTTTACAACCTACATATTAATAATAGCATCTTTGTTTATGCTGTCAACCTTTTTATTACTCTATTTTCACATAATTGAACACAGTTTCTTTACAATTTGAGAATTTACTCACATCATGCGTTTTAACTTTTCCTGTCATAATCACGTCTCTGCCTTCTAAAATTCCAGCAATATCTGGCTCACGATTAAAAAAGAACTTAACAATATTTCCTTGTGTGGTCAAACAGGTCACCAAGTGAATGCTGTATTTGGCAATAAATTTTACATCTTGTATGTGAGCAGGAAAACGCATACGCTCTCCAATCTTACCAACAAACTCACTGGTTTTGCGATGCTCATCAAAGAAATTGTCCAATCCTTGTCGTTTTTGCAACACACGGAAACTATTGGGCAAACTAGCAAGAACTGCTACACCAAAGCCGTCTGTGGTTTCACTGCCCACAGCATTGAGAACACTTTGTTCAAAATCATTGATTGTGCCCATCATTTTTTTGGCAATCAATTCATGTTGAAACTCGTCAACAATTTTATCAGCTTGAGCAACAGTGTCTTCACTGATAGCAGGCATTTCTTCTGCACCTTGCATGTAATTTAGGATTTGTGTTTTGTTATCGTTCACACGCTTGTCAGCTTCCCAATCATGGTAGCCAAAGCCACTTTTAATAAAGCCTTGTGCTTTATCAACTTCGATAGCAAGTTCCAATACTTGACGAGTATTGTATGTAACCTTTTGACGAGCCATGTTCTTGTCCTCTGTTTTCTTTTCAACTTACTATTTTATAATAGCATCAAGATATCTTATGTCAATAGATTTATTGCTAAAAATATTAAAAAAATTGTAATAACAGGATGTCTTATTGGCCAAGTCCAAAGGCTTCTATGTCTTGGCTTTTTTGACTGATTATAATTACTGGTGAGTAAATCATATTCAGCTTCATACATATCTATATCATTTTTCATTGAAAACTCTAACTTGGCATAGGTGCAAAGATTTGAACTCTGACTTTTGGTTTTGGAGACCAACGTGCTACCATTAACACTACACCTATACAATGGCGGAGCGACTGGGAGTCGAACCCAGTGAGCCCTTGCAGGCTCTACAGATTAGCAATCTGCTGCATTACCGTCCTGCCCCCGCTCCGTTGTTGTACTTGTAATGTAAGCTATTTTGAAAATAAGTCAAGTTGTTTTGTGTAATTTTTTACAGTTTCTTCAGTCATAACACCATTGATCCAATTTTCTGCGGCATCAGTCACGTATGTTCGATGTTTATCAGGATAATCGATTGTGCCTACTATTACATTATTTTGGAAAAAACTGCACATCAAGTATTCATCATCTACCAATGTAATTACTGCTAACCTGTTATCTTTTTCAAAACGATTGTAGTGATGCATGTTTAAATTCCATTTTATATCCTTTTAGTTATAAATGCGCCTTCTGGACTGTTAATGGCAGCAATCAATTCTTCCCATTGTCCTGGGCTCATTGCAACAGCTTCAATTTTTTTAGCATCTTCGTCCCACTGTCTTATAAAAACAATGTCATCGAAACTGTTAATGATCACATCTTCATGATTACCAGTGTCATCAATAATAGTAATAGTTACTTCGTCGTGATCAAATTCAACTGTAAACATTAACTAAAATATTTGTTTAGCATTTCGATTCGATCAGTTGCCGCAGCCATCTTATCAAGTTCTTCTTGGATGGCTTCAACAATATCGCTGTGTTCGCCAATGCCAACACTTTGGTTCATATAAACCATGATGTTTGTTTTAGCACGTTCTAGCTCACCTTCGGCGTGCATACGTGCTGCTTTTACTAATTGTTCTTTCATACTTATTTCCTTATATTATGGTGCTCCCACACGGACTCGAACCGCGGACCTACTGATTACAAATCAGTTGCTCTACCAGCTGAGCTATAGGAGCATTTGTTAATAAGTTACATTCTAAATTGTTAGTTGTCAACTTTTTTTCTAGTCTCTGGCAAACAGTATGCCCTAATAGGAGGATTGCCAGTATAGGTATGATTTAATTGCATTGCAGTGTTCAAACAATCTTCCAAAACTGCATAATAGACTCTGTCGGTGATTTCTTCACCTAAACGTTCAATTACTAGAACAAAATAAATTACACCAAAATCTATCATATAGTTATTTATGGTGCTCCCGATAGGATTCGAACCTATAGTCGACCCGTTATGAGCGGGGGGCTTTAACCGTTAAGCTACAGGAGCATATATAATTTATGGCGATCACGGAAGGACTCGAACCCTCAACCTGCTGATTAGAAGTCAGCTGCTCTATCCAGTTGAGCTACGTGACCGTCAAAAACTATACTTGTGCTGGAATCTCTCCAGTAATTGAATGCATTTTTTTAATAATACTGTCAACATTAGATTCTGTCAACCATCCTTTTACAGTGTCGTGTTCACTGGTAATACCCGGCAAGTTAACCTGTTCACATGCTTTGCTATCAATTACAGCAATTTCATATGCGCCATTTTTTCCGCCATAAGAAAATTCGTGACTAACAATACTAAGATCGTATTGGTCACCGAATTTTAATACAACTTGAACACCATCATACAATGGTTGTTTTTCAAAGTCGGCTAGCTTAAACATAAGTGCTCCACTTTTCATTCCACATTTCAGCAACTGCTTCGTCAATTTCCTCAACACTGAGGTATCCAATTAATCCAGCTTGTGAAAAAATTGCACCAGCCCGAGCCATTGCTTCACTTATATGTTCACATTCGCCGATGACGTCTGCAACATCATCCCAACATTTTTCTTCGATATTCATTAACCATTCTTTAGTTGCACTCATTTTCTTCTTCCTCTTTTAGAGCATTAAACAAAGACTCGGGTATTACACCAAGTCCAATCTCACGACGAGGAGCACAATACTCCTCGTATGTTTCATATTCAACAGCTTCTTTTAAATGACCCATTGACATTACGCTGCCTCCAACTGTGCTGTACACACATAAGGTTTGCTCCATTCGCCCACTGACATATGAATGTAATAAGCAGTGTCAAAGTAGTCAATCATTGCGTCACTGTTGTCGTACCAACCTTTGTTAGCATGAAAACCTTCTCCCCGCATAGGAGCAGTTTTAATAATCTCGTGTACCTTATCAAAAAATGCTTGATGGTCACCATACATGTGTGTATGATATTGATTGATTTGAGCGTAGCCATCATCGCCACGGAAACAATCACTAAAGTCAGTTGGACCTTGTTTAATAGTAACGTCTACGCCGTGGCTGCCGCTTGACTTACGAACACCAAATTTGAAATTTGGAAATGTTGCTTTCAATTCGTTACGAATTGCTTGAACATCTTTTGCGTTAATATAAGCCATTTCTCACTCCTCTTTTCTAACTTACAAATATATGATAGCACCAAGACGTCTTATTGTCAACAAAAAAGATGTCTTTTTCGAATCTTTTTTATCCCCAATCTTTGAAGTCGCCAGCTTCTTCGTTGTCGTTATAACCACGAGTGTATGCTGTAATTTCTTCAGCGGTCATCAGTTCCATTGGAACACGTTCACTAGTTCCGGTGTTACCTACAAAATAGTGAGGCTTGTATCCTCGACGATAATAACTGTCTGCACCACCACGATCATATGGTCCGCCGTGACGTGTATCATATTTGATTTTAGTTTCGTTAGACATTATGCTGCCTCCTCTGTACAGATATTTTCAATGTGACGCTCAATAGCACAGTCACTCCAATTGCTGAAGTCCAGCGAGCGAGCATAGCTCTTGCTAATACGATCAGCGGTCAAGTAGTAAGCTGACTCTTCCAATTCAATACGCTCAAACTCACGAAGAGTGCCGCTGGGCACACGCTGACTCCAATATTCGGAGTCACTTGGATGAGGCATAGAACCCATCCAGCAGCCAGGCTGTTTGTTGAACTCTTCAGCTTCAGCTCGTTGCGCCATGATATAATCTACAAGTGACTTTTCCATAACGTTCTCCTTACGCAAATAAAGGCTTCATTGTTTCGAACACTTTGTTATAAGCATTGACTTCTGCTTCATAGTATTCGTAAAAATCGCTGTCATCCTCAAAGCGGGGAGAACCACTAGCATGTTCTTCCCAAACCCGATCCATTGCTTGCATACCTTCTAACAAGTCTCCACGTCCGTAAGTGGTCATAACTTGTACAGCATCTTGCATGGTAGTTTCGAACTTGTAAAAATTAGGAATTCTAAACACTGCATCTCTCCGTGTTTCTCAACTTACATATATAATATAGCAAGACTTCTTGGTTATGTCAACCTTTTTGTGCAACTTTTTTAAAAAATTTTTCCACCTTCTTTTAAAAGTTCTTTGTACTCAACTACTGGATCTCGAGGGATTTGCTCTTTTCTGTAAATCAAAAAATTTCTAGATATATTGTGTGGTACAATGTTTAATTGCTCACACAATAAAAACATTCTTACGCCTGGTCCGTTGCGATCCAAGAATGGACTAGTCTGATTGTTCAATAAATTATATTTTTCTAAATTATTGTATATAGATTTATTAATCCAATACATATTAGATTGCAACAGATCCATTGTGTAGCTCGAACCATAATAAAAAACATCGTCTATATTTGTAAGATAAAATTCGTCTACCATTAAGCAATTATTTGCATAAATTGTTTTTTGATGAATTCTTTGTGGAGAGCTGTATACGTTAGTAAATTTTAAACCAGGTTGAAATGCTAAATCAAATCTACATTTAACAACTATATCAAACGTCATATTATTTCTTTGTTCATAAATTCTTTTTTGTAAGTTGGCTTTAGCTTCACTGTAAAACAAATGGTCCCATACTTTATCTGTTTCGAACTTTTTTTCAACTTCTAAAAATTCAAAATTATAAAAACGATGCATATCGTCTTTTATAAAATCAATTGTATATTCCTCATGTTCGAAAACTACATTTGGAAATTGTCCTACTTTATAACTATTACTATTCCAAGTATGTGCAAAAAATTTTACATTTACATCTGGTAAATCGAAAAAATATCTGATACTATCTGCACAAAAATTATACATTCTAGGCTCGCCACTAAAACAAACAGCAATATTTTTTATGTTATTCATTGGAATATCTAAACTACTCATTTGCTTCTCGAACTATATTATTTTTAATACCATTGTTTACTGTAAAACCATAAAAATTTATGTCAGTATAATTTAGTGTGATATGTTTAAATTTTTTAAACAAAGATATAGTGTTAAATGTTATATTATCTGTGTAAAAAAAATGCTCATTTAAATTGAACTCATGAATATTATTGCTTGTTGAATAAACATTATTAATTTCTACATTATCTGGAAGGATAATATTGTCTAAGACAAAAGAAGAATGTATACAAAATATTATGTCATAATGATTACTATTGTATAGTCCTGTCCATTGTTTATGATTGCCCGCAAGTTCTAATACATCGAAAAAATTTTCATTTTCAAAGTTTTGTGTTTTTAGATTTTGATATTTTTTTAATAGCGGATCAATTTGCTGTTGTGTAAAATTGTTTCCCCACCTATAAACCATCACTTTCATGATAATATTTATAGGGAAACATCTTCCAATCCAGCTGCACGTAGTTTTACAATATTATTGATCTGAAATTGTTTTGCATCAATGGCTTTTATCAAGCCCATGTACTTGTTGCGTACCAGTGCTACTTCATTGATGATGTGCTGTTGGTCAATAACTTCATCTTCGCCATCAGCATACTTTTCAGCATCTCTACTCGAGAGTGCTTTGTTGTATCCTTCTAGATACTTTCTATAGTGTTTGTTGCGAATTTTACGCATCTCAATATTGAGATATTCCAGTATAGCTTCAATTTCCTGCAATTGATTAAAACGGTATTCAACTACACCAGGCATGTCACGACTGTGTCTTTCAACATTGCCCTTGAGTCCGCATTCTAGTCTTGCTTCTTCTAGTTGCTGTTCGAAATAATCAATTGCAGGAACAATGTTAGCTATATCTTGTCTTATTTTGTTAAACCAGCTCATTACCAATCATCATATTCATCAGAGTCTTCGTCAATATCGTCATATGCATCTTCATAATAACTGTCCTTTAGTACTCTGTCAAGTGTTGAATCAAATCCAAACCATTCGTCGCCTACTTCTGACAGATCGCAAATTCCTTCATTTACAACTGCTAGAAACTTTTCACAGGCTATGTCACGGTCTTTTGCTGGAATATAAGACTTCATTGATAGCCACATATCAACATACGTGGCTACTTCGCTATCACTCATTTTCATTGGCTATTTCTTCCTCAGGTAAGATATCTTGTTCGATTTGTTCGTTCTCGATATTTACCTCCGGAAGGTCTTTTTGTCCCCATTCTTGCATAATAAGATCCAAGCACCCATCATCGTTCCTTTCCCATGCTTTGCGGAATTGTGTTACAACTTCACCTGTAACAGGACTTATATATTCCAAACGGTTACCAGTTTTCTTTAAGATGTTTGTACTTTCACACAAATCAACAAAACCACTATAGGGATTCATACCAGTTTCATATGGAATTTTGATCTGTACACTTTCAAAAGGTTTAGCAAAACGTGTTTTCATTACCTTACAGGCTGCACGAATACCACGTACTTCGCTAATTTTGTTACCTTCCTCGTCTTCTTTGAGCTTGAGTTTGCGCATTGCAACAACAATGCTGGATGCATAGATAAAGCCTTGTCCACCGCTGATCTTGTCATCTGGATCAAACATATCTTGTGATGCATATGTGTGGTTAGTTGCTACTAGACCGACATTGTAATCACCAAACATGTTTACACAGTTTCTAACAAGTGCTGTTAGTGCTTTAGGTTTACGACCTAAGTCACCTTTCATATCACCTTTTTGGAACTGGTCAATATCTGTGGGAGTTAGCATCATGCCCAAGCTGTCAATCACAAACAGTACCTTTGGGCGATCTTCTTCCTCTTTGTCAGCGAATTGTGCTTTGTAGTCTTTCATAAATTCACTGATAATTTTTGCAACTTCGTCAATCATTGCTACGTTTAGTTTGAGAAGTTTGTCTTCACTGGTGTCAACATCTAGTGCTTTGAGCCATGCTTCGTCTAGTGCGTTTTCACTATCAATAAGCACACAAAAAATACCTTGCTTTTGTGCTTCTCTGATCAGGTTACCGCTACAGATAAAACTTTTACCTGCACCACTTTCACCTGCAAACACTGTAACTTTGCCTAGGGGTACACCTTTGTTAAAGTCGCCACTGAGAAGTTTGTTAAGTGTATAGTTACCTGTTGAAATCCATGTGTCAGGATCTCTAAATCCGCTACTAAGCCCAGGCACGCTCTTTGTAATACTTTTGCGGAATTTACTTACGTCAAAAGGTTTTGCCATAATTATCTCCAAGAAAATACTGTAGGCGACTATTGCCGCCTACGTTGTGTTTGATTAGCTGTTGTTACGATTGCGAATTGCTGCTAGTATATCCTGCGCACTTGGCTTTTCGCCTTCTGCTGCTGGTGCAGTCGCTGCCACTGTTTCAGCTACTTGCTCTTGCTGTGCAGGCGGAGTAACTGGTGCAGGTGCTGGCTCAGGTGCCGCTTCTGCTACAGGAGTAGGAGTTGGCGTAGCCTGAGGCTGCGGTGCAGGACTGGGTGCTGGCGCACTACCTGTGTTTGGCGCACTGTTGCTAGTATCAATTTGTACACCGCCTGGACGATAGAAGTTGCCCCACTGTTCTGGATCATACAACTGTCCATCAACACTTGCTTCAAACATCTGTGCAATCACAGCCAGTTCAGCTTCACTTGGCTGCTTGGGAAGATAATCATTTAAGGTGAACAATCCATATTGATCAATTGCTGCACGTTCATTTGCATCCAAACTGCGCTCTCGACGAGCCCAACTTGAAGTCGAATAATCAGCATACTGACCTTTGGTTGTCTTAGTAAGACGGAAATCAGTGCCTTGTTCGACGTCAGTTGGAAGTTCAACAAAGTCACTATCCATTAGCGCACCTTTGATGATGTTAAAAATGCTTGGATTGATAATAAACCTGCGAATTGGATTGTCAGGAGTAGTATCTTCTTGTAAGCTGCTTTCAGCTACAAAACCTTGGAACACATAACTGCGTTTTTTCCAATATTTACGGCCCATATCTTCCATACTAGGATCTTTGAACCAGTTGCGTACTTCTGCAAGTACAGGACAGCTACCCACTGGACCCCACATTTCGTTACAAGGAACGTTTACAGTAACACGACGACTGTTAGGATCGCCTTTTACACCTGCAAACTCCAAACGAATCATTTGACGTTCACGCCAAAAGTAAGTGTTGCTTGCATCACCATCTGGTAAGAAGCGTAGTACACTTGTTGAATTTTCTGGGATATTCCAAAATGGGAAGATAGCGTTATCGCCGCCTCCTGAACTTGAGCCACCGCCGCCGCGGTTTTCTTGCTCTTGCAATTTTGCACGAATTTCTGCCAATGTTGCCATAGTTATTCTCCTTAATTATGCCTATGTTTGTTGCCTAAGTATGCCTCGTGACTACTTATATAGTCACTAGTATATGTGTAGTTTGTGAAGTTGTCAACTAAAAAGTTTATCGAAATCGTATTTGTTAAATGCGCTT